GACAGCGTCCGGAATTCTAAGGATAACCGTTCCTGTCGCCTCTGTTCCACTGGTAACAGCCGTGATCTTTACGACACCGAAACCGCTATGAAGATACATCCACTCAACAACACCGTCAGACGCTGAGTTATCGAAATGCGTTGGCCTGAGTGTGCCAGTGGTGCCACCATTCACAGCGATATAATATTTCCCATCACTGCGTAAGATTTCACCAGCAGCAACTAACTTGCCAACCTCCCACGGTTTCCCATATCCCATTTGTTCCAGGTAGATTAATTGCCCGATGTTTCCATCACTAAATATATCTGACACGGAGGTGAGTGTTACATCACCAGTGAACCCGCTAACAATAACCCTTTTGGATGCAACTACGTTGATACCCTGAAAAGGCCCATTAATAGCGTTGAAATTAGTCAGTGTCCAGGCATCGTGATCGGTGCGCGCCAGCTGGCGGGGCGCATGGTCCGGGTGGCAGATGGTCATCACATCCGCCGATTGGGTGAAGGACAAGCGCGAAAGCTGGGCCGTGGTGTAGGGCGTCACCACTTCCACCGGCAGGCCCACATTGGGGCCAGAGGAATAGACCACCTGGCCGCCGTCCTTGATAACGCGCATGTATAGATTGCCGAACTCCAGGATGTAGGTCTGTTCCGTAGAGAACTGGAAGGGGATCAACCGGCAGCGGGCGGAATGGCTCTTGGCGGAAACCACATACCGGGTTCCAGGGCGGTTTGGATTGCCGCCGTAGGGGTTCACCAGGAAGTTCCGGCAGGTCTTCAGACTGTTCTGGTAGCGCGCAAAATCCACCCGCCCGAACAGGCTGGGGGAGAGTTCGCCACCGGAAAGGGAGGTCTGCAGGATGCTGGTCATCGACGGGCCGCCAGCAGCTCACACTCGGGCTCTGGGCCCTCCTGGGCCTCGGAGAGGTTCTTGGCCGCCGCCTTGGACTTAGCGCGCTCATAGCCCTTTTTGGCAGTATCGGCCAGTTCCGGCTTGGATGAGAGTGGGATCGCAATCAGTTCCGCCAGCGCCCAGCCCGCAACATCCATGAACAGGGCGCCGTAGCGGTTGGGGTCTTCCACCCGGGCGGTGTAGATGAGTTCGGCCTGCTCCAGATCGGTGTAGATCACGGTCTGGGTGCCATCGAACCCGATCTCGAAGGGGGGCCGTTGATCCCAGCGGGGCACCCTCACCCCCGGCAGCACCAGCGCCATGGCGAAGAGGCAATCTGTTGGGTAAGCGTAGCTGTAGGCCCAGGTGCTGGGAGGCGTTCCGAGGTCGGCCAGCGCGACACGGCGCCGGGCGAAGCTCCAGGGGAAATCCTCCAGCGCGTAATCCCTGGCCTGATCCCAATGGGCCCGGCAGGTTTCAGCGTTCACAGAGCGTTCGTCGGGGCTCTCAATGGAAGCATTCACACCCACGCGGCTCAAGGCCATGTTCCAGATGGTGACGATGCTTGCCATTGAGAACCTCCAGATGGGTGGGGGGCCGGAGCCCCCCGGGTCTTCAGATCACGGGCTGATCGGACACGCGGTCTTCAGCTGGTTCGCCTGCGGGGGCCTTGGCCTCCAGCGCGGCCTTGATCACGGGCAGGATGTTCTTCTTGCCCGTCTGGGCTACCATCCCGCCCAGATCGATGTTCTTGGCCTTGGCGAATGCGATCAGCTCACCAGCGGCCATGTCATCGATGGACTTGGCAGCGGGTTCGCCTGCGGGGGCCTTGGGGCCAGTGGCGGGACCGGGCAGCACCGGAGCGCGATACCCTTCCAGCTTTTCCCCAGGCGGGGCGAACCACTTGGAAGTGGTGCCCTCGGGAACTTCGAAAACGTCACCCGGACGCCGACGCTCCCCACCGTAAAAGCCCATGTAATGAGCAATGACCTTCATGGTTTAGCTCCTTTCTCAGATGCCGTCAGGCATAGGCGCCCAGCTCGGGGGGTCACAGGTCAGGAAGGCGTTGATCTTCCCGGCGGTCAGAGCAGCGGCAGCGACCGTGACCCAGATCCCCAGATACCGCTCGTAGGCGCCCCGGGGGAGCTTCTGCACCAGAACATTGGTGCCAGCGGTGAGGGAGGCCTTGGCGATGGCAGGCGTGGTGATGTGGTTGGTCCGGCTGGTGGCCAGGTTGGCGGTGGAATCAGAGGCCAACTGGAACTGCACGGTGGCGGCGCCCAGGGAAGTGACCGTGGTATCGACCTGGATCACGAGGAACAGATCGTCGGTGTTGCCGGGGTAATTGGCGGTCTGGCCCAGGTCCATCACGTTCCCGACCAGAACGGAATCGGAATCACTGACCACGGGAAGCGCGGTGGCGTCGCAGAATTCGTTGAGGACATCGACTTTCATTTGAGAACTCCTTGGAGGTGATGCTAGGGAGGGGGCGCGCCCGGCCACCATTGACCGGGCGCGATCATGCAGGGACTAGATGCCAGCCTCAGTGGAGGTCAGGGCATCGCAGCGACGAACAGGAATGCCACGGAAGCGGGTCACGAACTTGCCCTGGGCGTCTTCCACGGTGGCGAATGCCATGGTGGACTTCTCCATCGCCTGGAGGTCCATCATTTCCAGGGCGGTGCGGTTGGCGTAGAAGGCAGGGCGGCAGGCGCCGAGGTTGGGAATCCGGTGCAGGGCCTTGGCCATGAGCTGGGCCATCACGGGACCGCTGGTCCCGGCGGCGATAGCGTCTTCCAGGTCCAGGTTGATGCGGACCACATAGCGCCAGTCGGGCACGGCCAGGCCGCAGTTCCACTCGAAATACTCGAGGTAGGCTTCCATCAGGCCCGTGGTGCTGTCGGGGTTGGTCACATTGACCGTCTGAAGGCCCTTGTCCTCGCGGATCAGGCCAGCCTTGGAGCCCTTGGGGTAGATGCCGTGAACGGTGTTGGGGCCCCAGCCCACCAGCCAAATCGAGCAGTTATCGGCATTGTCAGGGGTGGCGGCACTGGTGATGATGTTGTCGCCATTGTTCGCGGCCTGGTCATTGAACCGAGGCGCGAAGCCGGTGAATTCCTCGGGGGCCGTGGCTTCGTTGCCGTAGAACAGCGTGGAAGCAAATTCCTGGTTGATGCCCTCGATCTTCATCATGCTCTGGGAGAGCCGGAAGGCCGCGGTATTGCCGTTGAGATCGGCCACCTTGCGGTCCACCTGGAAGTAGTCCGCGATGGTGCCGCAGCTATCGGTGACGGGCACGGTCTTCCCGAAGGAAGGCGTGATGCCCTGGTTGAGCTTCCGCCACTTGGGCGAAGGCAGGGAGAGCTGGGACATGGTCTTGTGGCCAGTGACGCCATTGGCCTCGACCCAGACCATGTCATCCAGGATCTGGTTCTGCTGGCTCAGGATGTCCACAACGGGGGCGATGTTGCCCGCGTCATCCATCTGGGCCAGGATGTCTTTGAGAGTGGGAAGTAGAACGCTCAGGGTGCTCATGATTTTTCTCCGAGGGGCCGGTTTTTATCCGGCAAGGGAGGTTGAAAGGGACTGCTAGGGCATTTCCGGGTACATCTGGTGGGCGAGATCCTTCTTTCCGCTGGCTTCCCGACTGGCGGGAATGAACCCGTCTTCAGCCATGGCCTTGCCCGCCTTGGTGAAGGCAGCGAAGAGAACCGGATGGTTCCCAAGGCCCAGGCCTGAAGGGTTCTCAGGTGTGGCGATGTCCATCAGCGCCGTGAGTTCGGGCATTCCGAGCCACTTCATGAAGGTGCCCGCAGCCTTCAGGCTTCCAGGCAGGTTCTCACCACCCAGCACCTTGTCGGCTTTCACGGCCTCACCCCAATCCGCAATCTGCTTGCTCCAGGCTTCGGCTTGAACCTTCTGCTGGTTCTGGAGCAATTCGGCGGCCAGGGGAATGAGCTTGTTCGCGTTCTCGTTGGAAAGGTTCAACTCCCTGGCCAGGGGTTCGAACTTCTCCAGGATCGCGGGGTCAAGGTTCACGCCCTCTGGGGGGGTGAATTCATACTTCTCCGGGGCACCCTCGGGCTTCGCATCCTTTGGATCGGTCTGCACTTCGCCTTTTGGTTTGCCATCGGCATCCAGTTCCGGCGCCGCGGGGGGCTCTTGATTCCCCAGCAGCGTCGTGGGATTCGGGGGGGCTCCACCCTCCGCAGCGGGTGCGGGAGGGGCCGGATCAGCCACCGGCAGGGCCGGGGTTGGCTCGGGGGGAGCGGCAGGGTTGACGGGTTCAGGCATCGGCTTCGTCCTCCTTCTTCTTCTCGTTGGCCTCGGCCATGGCTTTC